GCTGGAACTGCCGAACTAACTGGTGAGAACTATGATATACGGCATGATCGTATTAAACCGCTGTTGGATTGGGTGCATACTAACTTTCCCAAGATTAATACACATGACTATTCCCCGTGGGCATGTTTGCGTCCCATGACACCAAACATGATGCCTATTGTAGCACAGAGTAAGAACAATCCTAAAGTGTTTTACCACACTGGACACGGACATTTGGGATGGACACTGAGTCCTGCTACAGCCAAGAATGTAGTTAGCTTAGTTAGAAAACACATAAACAATTAACTAAAGGAAACTAACATGAAAAAACTATTAGCACAATGGGTGCTTGCAGCAAAATGACAGAACAATTAAACAAGTTCTGCAAGAACTATGAAGTTAGGATTGTTGATGATCAGAAACGGTTTGCAAGATATCGCAGACCGCAGTTCTTCACAGAACCTTTAAATGCCAGCATCATTCGAGATGACATGGACCTGCAGACTGAGAAGCTCTACACCGTTGAGATTCCGGAAAGCAGGTTGAACACGCTGGTAGAAATGGAAAATCGTTTTATGAATTTTAGAAACAGTGACCATTCTAGAGATATGTTTGAGCTGCTTATGGACAAAGAGCGCGAAGAGGCTCATTATCGGTTTACTAACGCTGCTGTCAAGAATGCATATGAACAATATAGTATCATGCTAAACCTAGCCGGCTACCAAAGAAAGATTTGACAACGTAAGAAATAGACTGTATAATAGTTTTAACTAGAGAGGTTATAAATGGCACAACATATTAGATACTGGAGTTGCACTACTTTTGCAGATTGGCTTCGCGGCACTAAGAAACTCAGTGCTGGTACCGCTGAAGAATGGGACGACTGGACTACTCAGGCTCAAATGAAACACAATTTCCGCTACTGGATAGCCGAGGAAGCACTTGGTCATATTCAAGATTTTGTTACTGCACCTGCTAGAGGAATCTATGCTGTCAAGTATTATGTTAACAATCGCTGGGTCACTCGCACCAATAGCCTTACTGCACACAGTAGAGACATCAAGCCTGGGCAATGGCAAGATGTTGGTAATCGTTTCCTTCCTTGTCTTTTTAACGAGCTTGTGGACTTTGTGGAAATAGAATCAGCATGGAGTCATATTGCCTGGGGCAACAAAGAAGACCGTGCAAAATATGCGGCACCGTTCTGGGCATCAGGGTGGTGGCGCTGGAGAACGTGGCGTTGTGCGCAAGCAGGATTAGATCATCTTGACTGGGCAATGACTCTTACCATGGGCAAGGACTGGGGTGTAGAAGAAAATCACAAAGACTACGGCAAGCCAACTTCGCAAGCAGAACGTGCAAAAGAGATCAAGGAGCTGTACATTTGGTGGACTGTGACTTATCCAAATCGTCCGGACCCATACGATGCAAGTGGTTGGACTGCTTACTGTGAAGCTAGCCGAGAAGCCAACGGTGGCAAGATGAGTTGGATGAGCAGTGACAAAACTCCTGCACTTAAAAAGATGAGCAATAATACACATAAGCTATTGCGAAAGATTGAGGCGGCGTACGAAAAAGAAGACGAAGCAATGTTGATTCGTCTTATTAAAATTCGAGGTTCACTATGGACTTAAAAGATTCTAAATTTCGGGGTTGGGTTAGGAATATTTGGATTGATAACTGCGAAGAAAGATTGACATACAGCCAAGAACCTGCTACAATAAAGCAATACTGGAACACTTACAAATGGTGGTTAAAACGTGAATACAGACATCAACGATCAAGAAGTAAATGAACTCTATCATTGATAGAGTACAAGCACTGACTATTGACCTACAATATTATCAATGAAAACTCAAACTCCGGCAGAAGGCATTCTTAAACGTAGCACTTGGGGTGATGCAATGTGTTATCAAATAGTTTGTCAATGTCATCAAGAGGATCACGATCATACGGTATGGGTTGAAGCAGATGAGTGTGATGTCACAGTCACAACCTACACAACACAAAAATCCAAACCGTGGAGTCTCAATCGCTGGCAGGTCATTTGGCGGGTGCTTACCAAAGGTTATGTTGAATATGAAGCCAACATTATTATGACTGAACAACAGGCAGTTAACTATGCAGAAACTCTAAAGAAAGCAGTGCAAGATGTCAAAAATTTCAAAAAGTCCTGACCGACACACCTTTCAAAAGAATGGATACGTTAAGCGCCAACTTGAAAAAGGCGAGCCCGTTAACGACGATTATCTAGATATGTTTGATCGAATTCTAGAAGAAGAAGAGAATAAGTTCGATGATCCTAAGAGTCGAGAAAATAATCTCGAATATGATCTGCTCACTACTGATTGGATTTTAGAAAAAGTTCGCGAAAGTGCAGTCTATGCTCAAAATCTATATGCAGCTATGTGTAACAGAGACTTCCAAAAGTTAGAGGTTATTCCTATTTTGAAAGACGAAACTTGGAGTAGATCGTGGCGCTATGTTGGCGGTATTGTTGCAAGTATGCAACAGAAGGGTGATTACATCAATTGGTATTGCAGCGGTATTAAGGATCTTTCTCGATCTCAAGAAGAAGTAGACAACTTATCCTTTGAAGAAAAGGAACGCTATTTAGAAACACAAGCCTATGTGTCGGAAGGTGTTGTTACTCAAGAAATTGAAAACGACTTAAAAAAGCTCAGTTGGCGCGTGTTATCTGCAGATTTAGATAACTATTAATTTTAGGGGATAATAATTTAAAATGAACTTCGAACTATATGAAGTTTGGGCGGAAGCCGAAGACGGTCATGAAGAACTACAAGAAACAACTGCAAGTCGAAAGCAGGCATGTGAAATAGCAGAATCATTATTAGGTCAAGGCTACCTGTTTGCAACAGTGTATCAAGAAAATAAAGACGGTGACTTGTCAGAAGTACAACGCTTTGAGCATGGTTGACAATGTACCAAAACGATGTTATAATATACATATTGTTAAACGATACTAGGAGCAAACATGGCAACTAAAGCAAAACACTTGGCACAAGTTCGTGCAAAAATTGGTAAAGATCTAAGCCCAAAGTGGGATAATATTAGTGGGCTATCAGCTGATCAGTATGCTAGACATTTCCGTATTAGTATGGAATGGTATCGTATGGAATCTAGTGGTAAAGAACTAAAGCCAAAAGTTATCAATTGGATGAGTGCTAACGGTTACACTAAAGTAGATATTGCAAACTTTAAGAAATCCAAAGACAGTCGGTGTTCGCCTGTGATGGGTGCTATTGCTGTCTGCTTGCTTAACGGTATGCCAGAACAACGTGCAGATTGGAACAAAGGTCGTAGTTCGGCGGACTGGCTTAAGAATTCTATACAAAGTGTACTTGTAGAAAGTAAGCATGACATCGATGAAGACGCTGTAGCAGAAGCAGCAAAGGCCGATAAGCCTAATGTGTATGTTCCTAGTATTCAGGAACGAGTACGTGATAGTGCCATTGCAATGACTACAGAAATTGAAGACGCTATTGAGATGTTCCAAACAGATCCAGATGCGTTTGACCAAAAAGCATTTAAGATGCTTAACTTGCTCAAAGCCAAAGGTGCTAAAGCAGCTCATTCTCGTATCATTAAGAACTTTTACGTTCGTAATTTACAAGAACTTGTCGAGGCTACCGGTACCAATGATGCGCAACTTAAAGAAGGGTATAGTCATCTGAGTAAGGCGCAGTTGAAGAAGATCACCGCTTTCTATCAAGAGATTATCAGTGCCTGCGACATGCTCGGACAAGAAGCTAAAGTTAATCGTGCGCCACGGGCTAAGAAGCCGACTGATAAGAGTAAGGTTGTTTCTAAGCTCAAGTACAAGAAAACAGATGAGCCGTTGAAGCTAGTAAGTATCAACCCGGAAGATGTGATTGGTGCTCAGGAACTGTGGACGTATAACAGTAAGTCACGCAAGATCGGCAAGTATGTTGCTACTGAATTTAATACATTAAGTATTAAAGGTACCACAATTATCAACTTCGATGAGGTTAAAAGTGTGCAAAAGACTATTCGTAAGCCTGAAGAAAAGCTGAGAGAGTTCAAGGCAGCAGGCAAGATTGCACTACGCAAGTTCTTAGACGACATTAATGCAACTGACACTAAGATGAACGGACGCATCAACGAAGAGATTATCCTACTTAAAGTAGCATAATTGTTCTAGTAGGGTAGAAAAGCGGGCCAGGTGCCCGCTTTTCATTTATTGATAAATACCTTACTATGAACAATAAGAACCTTGATCAAGCACTTGCAGCCCTCGGCGATGCCCTAAAAAGCCAAGAACCGAACGTTGTTAAATCACTTACTCCGCTAGAACTAGCTAGCCAACTTCCCAAGCGAGCGCTTAGTGGAGATCATATTGCTGGCGGAAAAATACTAAAGTTTGCCAGTGCCGGGATTACTGATTCTGCAACTAAAGAACAACTTGTTATTACAGATAGCGGCATTATAATTAACGGTACAGTTGACTCGTTAACTGCTAACACCATTATAGTCGATGTCCTCGAAGTAAAGCAATTAAAAGCTAACATACAATATGAAAAAGATCAATCTGTAACATTTGCTGGTAAAGAAGTTTACGGTAAGGGACTGTTATGGAAAGGTCAGGGATCCACTAAACAGTTTGTGTTTAATAGCGGACCTGACAAATTTTTTAGTTCAGAAATAATTGATATTGCTAAAGACAAGTATTTGTCCATGAACGGCGTTAAAGTGTTGGACGGTATCGAACTAGGTGCAAGTGTCACTAAAAGTAATCTTCGCGAAGTTGGTCGATTAAAAGGATTGTTAGTTGACGGATCACTAAGTGTTAACAACTATATGTTCTTTAACGGTACTGCTGATCGTCTGGGGCTCGGTACTGATCAACCTAATGCTGCGCTAAGTGTTGCCGAAGACGGAATTGAAGTTCTAATTGGGACTAAAGAAAATCGAGGAGTAGTGGGAACCTTTGCTAGTCATGCAGTTGATATTGTAACAGACAACACATCAAGGATTGGTATTAGTGCCAATGGTAGCATTCAATTAGGTAATACGGATCGACCGCCAGTGCAGGTTAGTGTTCACGGTAGGCTATCAATCAAAGTAGCTATGCCAGATCCAGAAGTTGATCTACACGTTAATGGTGCTGTTAAATTTAATGGCAAACTTCAAAAGTATGACAGAGCATATCCCACAGCAGGTGCATACAATCAAGGTGATATAGTTTGGAACTCGGAACCTAAACAAAATACGTTTATTGGGTGGGTATGTGTGCAAGCAGGCAGTCCAGGAATATGGGCTCCGTTTGGTAAAATTGGAAATTAAAATGGCCACTCAAGATCAAAATATAGATTCGTTAGCAGTACTTCTTAAAGATATCCTTGCTACAAAAAATCAAGACACTAACATTGTTGAGTTATCTTACTTAAAGTTTAACGGCGACATCGAAGGCAAGGGACTAATTTGGGCAGGCAGCGGAAACACAAAACAGTTTGTATATCAACCTAATCAGTTTTTTAGTTCTGAATCTATTGTGCTTGCTAAAAATAAAACATTATCAATTGATGGAGTTGAGGTTCTTAGTGATAAGGCTCTGGGAGCAAGCATTACTAAAAGTAATCTTCGTGAAGTCGGTCGATTAAAAGGACTAGTAGTCGATGGCGGGTTCAGCGTTAACAGTTATTTGTTTTTTAATGCAACTGCTGATAGATTAGGGCTTGGCACTGACCAACCTAATGCAGCCTTTAGCATTGCTGACGAAGGTGTTGAACTTGTTTTGGGATCTAGACAAAGTACTAAAGGAGGTATAGGCACCTTTAACAGTGCTGATTTAGAAATAGTAACTGATAACACTGCTCGATTAATTGTCAAAGCCGGCGGCGATATTGAATTAGGTAATAAAAATAATGGGCCAATTAAAGTTACTGTAACTGGGTCTTTAGGAATTAATGTAGGAACTATTGATCCACGTGCAGAGTTACATGTAGGTGGCGCAATTAAATTTAATGATACTCTGCACTTAAAAGGCAGAGCTTATCCGGATAGCGGCAGCTATAATCAAGGTGACATTGTTTGGAATTCAAACCCACAGCCTAGAGGATATGTAGGGTGGATCTGCATTAAGGGTGGGAATCCTGGTATGTGGAATCCATTCGGCGAAATAAAATAAAGTGAATGCTGTAGTATTTGGCAATGGCGAAAGCCGTAAAAACATTGACCCTTCTTTATTAAAATCATCTAACACTCTTATCGGATGTAATGCTATTCATCGCGATGCAATAATGGATCATCTTGTCTGTTGCGATAGACGTATGGTAGAGGAAGCGGTTAGCAGTCCTAATACAAAGTATACTCTTATCTATGTTAGGGAAGATTGGTTCAAGTACTATCGAAAGATACAAAAAGACAAACGAACACATCTCGTTCCTTCTCTGCCTTACACGGGAGAAGAAAAAAAAGATCAACCATCACATTGGGGCAGTGGTGGATACGCAATATTACTAGCTGCTAGTCTAGGATACAAAAATATTTCCTTAGTTGGGTTCGATCTTTATCCAATGAACAATAAAGTCAATAATTTGTACAAAGGTACCCAAAACTATTCTAAGCCAGATACGCAGGCTGTAGACTACAACTATTGGGTCTATCAAATATCAAAAGTGTTTAAACACTTTCCAGAAACTACATTTACAGTAGTTAATGAATCTAAGTGGCAGCTACCTCCAATGTGGAAGAGACCTAATGTAGATTTCATATCATTGGACAACTTTAAGGTTGACTTATAAATACCGGTACTATATAATAGTACATAACACATACACACAGCGGACTTCTACGTCATTCATCCCGCTATATAAACTCTGCATGTCGTCAAACTTGCTCATTCATTAAGGAGACTAGAGATGGCAAAATTTTATTCAATAAAACATTACGGACACAACATTGGGCTGTCAGCGGTATTCCGTCAACCTAACGCAGATCACAGTCACTGTCATTTGTTACATGGTTACAGTTTAGCGTTTACATTTACCTTTGGATGTGATAAATTAGATGACAAGAACTGGGCAGTAGACTTCGGTGGACTTAAACCGCTTAAGGCATGGCTCGAAGATCACTTTGATCACAAACTGGCATTGGATAAACAAGATCCACATTTAGAAAAATTTAAAGAACTAGAAGCATTAGATCTGGTAGAGATTAGAATCTTTGATGGTGTAGGTGCAGAGAAGTTTGCAGAACATGCATTCAACTTTGCCGACGCACTGATACGCGAAAAGACTAATAATCGTTGTTATTGTGTACGAGTTGAGTGCGCAGAACATGGTTCCAACAGCGCAGTTTACGAGGCTTAATGAACACGGTGGTTTATTATTGCAGGAGTAGTTAGACATTGGTAATACTGGAAACTAAAGAACAAAAACGACTGAGGAAAAGTTTGGCTAAATTGGTCGAAGTTAGTCAGCCAACTACTACTGTTGATGCTAGTTGTTTAACTAAAGTAACTGTTATCTGTGTTAGATTTGGTACGCGATACGGACGGGAGTATGTAGAAAGACTTAGAAATATGGTCTCTAGACATATGACCGTTCCGTACGAGTTTGTTTGTCTAACTGATGATCACCAGTGTATAGAAGGTGTTAGAAGTATTGTACAACCAAATGCAAACTATGCTCGAGGTTGGTGGCATAAAGTTCACATGTTCGATCCTGCTCTTTCGTTATCGGGCAGAATTTTATACTTTGATCTAGACATTGTTATACACAATAATATTGATAAATTAGTTACTGAAAGATCTAATGATTTTTTAGGCATCCACGATTTTAACAGAAAGTTTTATGCAAATTGGAATAGCCTAAACAGTTCCACTATGTGCTGGAACCACGGAACTCAAAACTTTATCTGGGAACAATTTAAGGCAGATCCAAAAGCTGCTATGAAACTTCCCGGGGATCAAGATTGGATTTGGAAGTTGGCAAAAGACCGTATTAAGTTTTGGCCAAAGACCTGGATACAGAGTTACAAGTGGGAAATACGCAGTCGAGAAGAGCTCGTAGTATTAAACGGCAAGCGACAATTCAAAACAACCCAAAACTCAATTGATCCTCCAAAAGACTGTTGTGTCACAGTATTCCACGGTGATCCAAAACCGCAGGATGTTAAAGATAAATTTGTAGTTGACAACTGGAAGTAATTGTGCTATAATAGTAGTATGACAAATACTATTACTTCCGAAGCTTTACACACTCTGCTTCTTGAAAACGAGTGCGTAATTATGTTTACCAAAATTAATGGCGAGCAGCGCGAAATGCCCTGCACTCTACGTGCAGACATTGTTCCGCCAACTCCTGAACCCAAAGTACTTACAGAAGGCGAAGTTGCCAAAGTAAAGAAGCCTAATCCGGATATTATGAATGTCTGGTGTACGGACAAAAAAGAATGGCGTAGTTTCCGCCTTGCTAATTTTATCTCAGTGAAAGTAAAAGATGAAACTAACACAGTACAGCCGCAATAAAATCCTAAAAACTTTTGAACGTTGGGCAGTGCCCAAGGACTTTGCTGACCCTATGTACAACTATATTGTACACGGATTTAATCCTGGCAGTTGTTTTACAGCAGTTCTAGCCAACGACTTTCGCCGTGCTATTGGTGCTAGTCATCCTAACAATACTGTAGAAGCATTTAAAGCATTAGCCGATTGGATCGAAGAATGTATGCCTCCTGAAACAAAAGGTAGCTACAACAATGTTGAAGTTTGGTGCAATTTGCCCGAACAGACTCGTAGATCGATATTAGCAGATTACGAAATTATCCTTACCGAAGCAGAAGAGATTTGGATGGCTTTGCAAGGTAAGCCCACAAATGAACCACAGTTATATTAATGAAAGTTACAGCATATCTATTAGTTGTATCCTTAGCTCTTACTGGTTGCTCTACCGTGGTAGCTGTTGTGGATGTAACTGCATCCACTATTATCTATGCAGGTAAGACTGTAGTAAACACAATTGACCTAATAACTCCGGACATAATAAATCATGATTAAACGAATTGGCTTTGCTTGTAAATGGATTGATCGCCCTGATCAAATAAAAGGGATTAAACCTACGGACGAATGCAAGGCATTGAACACAGGCAGCACTACAGTGGCCTGGTTAAATAGACAAACAAAGCAAGTAGCAGAACAAAAGCTCTATGATCTAATGGTAGGCAATATCGAAGCAGTTCGCAAGCTGGTTGATCGCGTAGGAGACCTTGATGAAAATCTTAGAATGGTACGGCTCAGCAGCGATATCCTTCCTGTTTATACTCAGTCAGTTTGGGGTAAGTATTGGAAGAGTGCCGATGTACGAGCATATTGCGAAAAAGCATTTGGAGAAGTTGGCGAGTTAGCTCGAAAGAAGAATGTTCGCTTATCTATGCATCCCGGCCAGTTTACTGTACTAGCATCAGAAACTCCGGAGATTGTAGAGAGATCTATAGAGGAATTTGAATATCATACAGACATGGTTCGCTGGATGGGATACGGCAAGAGTTTCCAGGACTTTAAGATCAATGTACACATATCGGGTCGAAAAGGTCCCCAAGGTATTATCGACGTCCTCCCAAGATTGTCCCCAGAAGCAAGAAACTGTATCACTATCGAAAACGACGAAATGTGTTGGGGAATCGAAAGCAGTCTCGAACTTGAAAAGCACTGCGCCCTTGTGCTTGACATACACCACCACTGGATCCGTACAGGAGAGTACATTCAAGCCTCCGACGATAGATGTAAGCGTGTGATCGATAGCTGGCGCGGTGTCCGCCCTGTTATTCATTATAGTGTATCACGAGAAGACTGGTTAGTCGATCACCCTGAGAATATCATTCCTGATCTTCCATCTCTATTAACACAGGGCTACAAAAAGCAAAAGCTCCGAGCACACTCGAACTTTTACTGGAATACAGCAGTGAACGATTGGGCTCTGAGCTTTTCAGATACACACGATATTATGTGTGAATCAAAAGGTAAAAATATTTCGAGTTCTACTTTATACCAACAGCGATTAAGCCGCGGGCTTTGATTTTTTTGGTACTGTCTTTTTAGCTGGTGCTTTAACAGCTGGTGCTTTCTTAGCAAATTGTTGCTTTTTAGGTACCGGCTTTTTCTTTGGCGTAATTTTGGCTACTAGCGGAATTGGTGTAATAGCTGCGGGCTCTGGTACTTTATACGGTGCTGAATTAGCTGCGTCTACTGCGGGGTTGATAACTGGCGTTGTTGCTTCTGGTGACTTAACGCCAAATAGTTTTTTAATAAATCCGATCATATCGAAATCTCCTTAGGACTTCTATTTACACTAGATTAATACTTACCCACCGGTAAAGTGGTGCTAGCTGGCAAGTCCCAAATCTTTTTCTGCTCTACTCCAATACGCTGTGCAAATCTTTTAGCATCACAGCTTGAGCAAACGTGAAAATAGTTATTACTTAATCTCTTACGATCTATTTTCTTCAACTCTCTAGTAAAGTTAGTATCACAGTTGTCGCAACGAAATAGTGCTGTTGTTTTCTGACGGCTGTATGTATGAGCATTGCCTAGTTTGCTAGTTCTAGTATGCTGAATTATTTCTGTTTGTGTAGTAAGGAACATACTGTATTTACATTAGGTTTATAAAACTTCGGGCTAAATAGTAGAGTAACCATATTTCTTAGGATTAAACATGGCCCGTAAACAAATTGACGTAGGCGTTGTAGGTAACGACGGCACAGGCGATAGTATTCGCGACTCGTTTAGAAAAGTAAACGACAACTTTAGAGAACTATACAGTTCACTTGGACTCGGTGAAAAACTAACCTTTATTGGATTAGATGATTCTCCAGTTTCGTATGTTGGACAGAATGATCCAGAAACTGGGCTTACTCCACTAGTAACAGTTAACAATACCGAGTCAGGAGTCACGTTCAAGTCTCTAAAAGGCGGAACAGGTATTACTATTGACTATACTACCAACGAAAATGAAATTACTCTTAACTCAGCGTTCTCGTCAATTTCATCAGACACGTTTCCGGCGCTAGGAGGATCACTAAATGCATTCTTCGGCGGTAAAATACACCCTATTGGCAACCTGCCAGATCTGCGTGTTCAAGCTGAAGTTATCGATGCTAGAGAGCAGCTTTCAGCAGATCATAATGAGTCTGCATCAACAGCCGTTAGATTAGCTGCTAACAAAGGATATGTTGACGGCAAAATTTCACTAGGCGGAGCAACTGCTATCGACCCAGCAACAGGGTTAGTAAGTTCTGCATTTGGACGTATGGGCGGTCCGCTAATTCTTTCTCGAGATCCGGAACCAGATGACGACGTTAACTACAACGGTCTTGTTGCTGCAACAAAACGATATGTCGATAATTCATCTTTTGGTAGCGTGGCAAACTTGTATGTTGCAACCTCTGGGCAAGATGCTCGAGTTGGTGTTAGTAAAGCACTACAAGGTCGTGCATTAGCATATGCCTATAAAACATTAGAAGCAGCACTTCGCCGAGCTGAAGAGTTAGTATTAGAATCAAAGCTAGAGATTGGCCCATACAAGAAACTATTAACCTACGATAATGGTGTTAATACTTGTACATTATCAAGTATCGAAACAAGTCCCGAATCCGGTTCAGGATTTGCAGGCGAAGTCCGAATGAGTGTGGACACGTTAGTAATTAACAGTGTCGGTACCAACTACTTTGTTGGAGATATTTTAACAGTTACCGGAGGCGCTATTCCAGTCGGCGGCGCTGCTGCGACTATTGAAGTGTTATCCACATTAACTACTCCCGGGGCTATTTCAACTTTTAGGATTATTTCAACTGGAGTATATTCAGGGTTGCCTGGTGCAGTTGGTAATGCAACAACTATTAGTACATCGGCTGCACCAGCAGGAATTAGTGCAATTGGCGCCGGCGCAACGTTTAATATTACGTATAAAGTTAATAGTATTAGTATTACAAATGTGGGATCTGGGTATAGTTTAGTTTCTGTTCGAATTGCCGGAGGTAGTGGTGCTGGTGCATTTGGTACCGCTGTGGTTAGTGGTGGCACTATTTCTAGTGTTACTATTACAGATCAAGGTTCTGGATTTACTACGTTGCCCTCATTAGAAGTTAACCTTCCTCGATTTGCTATCTTCACAGACGGTCAACGAA